AATGGAAGCCGCAGCAGAAATTCTTGCTTCAAGCAAGTCGTCAGCTGGTGGTATGCCAATGCCTAAATTATCACACGATACTCCAGGTAATTCTGGAACACCGGAAGATTTAGGCGGTCCTACACCTCAGAATTATAAGAACAATGATGATTCTGCTAAACTATCAAACAAGGCCTCTGCTAAGAGCGCATCTGCTCCTACAACAAAACCTTCAGCAGCATCAAGCAATGTTCAACTTGGTGATGGTAAATTAAAATTAGGTACCGGTACTGCTACTATGGAATCTGTTGAAGATGAAGAAGAAGGCATCTTGGAACTTGTTGATGAAGATGAACAACAAGTTGAAGAATCTTGGAAAGCAATGAAGAAAAAAATGAAAGAAGATGTTGACTCATTGTTTGCTGATGATTCAAACATTTCAGAAGATTTTAAAGTAAAAGCTGCAACAATTTTTGAAGCACGTGTTTTTGACCGTGTTGCACAAATTCAAGAAGAATTGGAAGCAGAATATGCTGGTCAATTAGAAGAAGCTGTTACAGCAATTAGAGATGAACTAACAGAAAAGGTAGATGATTACCTAAACTACGTAGTAGAACAGTGGATGGCAGAAAACGAAATCGCAATTGAAAGTGGTTTACGTTCTGAAATCACAGAAGATTTTATTGCTGGTCTACGTAATCTGTTTGCCGAAAATTACATTAACGTTCCAGAAGATAAAGTAGAACTTGTAGATGAATTAGCATCTAAAGTTGAAGAACTGGAAGTTAAACTGAATGAAGAAATTGAAGCAAATATTCAGTATAAAAAACAACTTACTGAAGCAATCAAAGTACAACTGGTAAATGAAGTATGCGAAGGTCTTACAGCAACTCAAGTAGAAAAAATTAAATCACTTGCAGAGAGTGTAGAATTTTCCACAGAGGAAGAATTTACAGAAAAACTTGAGACAATCCGTGAGAACTATTTCCCATCTGGCGTAAAGAAAGCTGATGCGGCGCAACTGCATGAAGAAGTTGAAGATGATGTCGCAACAAAGAAACCTGTTGCTGACCCATATGTAGCTTCAGTTGTTCAAGCGATTTCAAAAATCAAAATTTAAATAATAAAAATAGGAGATACACAAATGTATTTGTCTGAAAATCTACAAAACAAATGGGAAAGCGTTCTGGATCATCCAGATATGCCTGCTATTAAAGACCCATATCGTAAAGCAGTTACCGCAGTTATTCTTGAGAACCAAGCTCAAGAAATGATTAAAGAATCTGGTATTCTATCAGAAACAGGTTCACCAACTAACTTTACTGGTACTGGTGGCTTCAGTGGTTCTGCTGCTGCTGCTGGTCCTGTAGCTGGTTTTGACCCAATTCTTATCAGCTTAGTTCGTCGTTCATTACCTAATCTGATTGCGTATGACGTTTGCGGCGTTCAGCCAATGACAGGTCCTACAGGTCTGATTTTTGCGATGCGTACAAAATACTCATCACAAGGTGGTACAGAAGCATTCTACAACGAAGCAAACACAAACTTCTCAGGTGCTAACGGTTCTATCACTTCAGGTTCAATGAGCATTTCTGGTAACACAACAGATTATCTGTTTACTGGTAATGCTGCTCCTGGTGGTGCAATGACAACTGGTTCTGCTGAAGCATTAGGTGACGGTGCTGCTGGTAACACATTCCAAGAAATGGCATTCTCAATTGAGAAAGTTACTGTAACAGCGCAGACACGTGCTTTGAAAGCAGAATACTCAATGGAACTTGCACAAGACTTGAAAGCAGTTCATGGTCTAGATGCAGAAACAGAATTAGCAAACATCTTGTCTGCTGAAATTCTTGCTGAAATCAACCGTGAAGTTGTTCGCACAATCTACTCTGTTGCTAAGACAGGTGCTCAAGTAGGTACAACTACTGCTGGTACATTTGACTTAGACACAGATTCTAACGGTCGTTGGATGGTTGAAAAAGTTAAAGGTTTGGCATTCCAAATCGAAAGAGAAGCTAATACGATTGCTAAGACAACTCGTAGAGGTAAAGGTAATATCATTATCTGCTCTTCTGATGTTGCTTCTGCATTTGCAATGGCTGGTTTGTTAGACTACAACTCTGCATTGCAATCACAAGTTAACTTAACAGTTGACGATACTGGTAACACATTTGCTGGTACAATGTTTGGTCGTATCAAAGTATACATCGATCCATATGCAACTACAAACGCAACTTCAGAGTTCGCAGTTGTTGGTTACAAAGGTTCTAATGCATATGATGCTAGTATTTTCTACTGCCCATATGTTCCTTTACAAATGGTTCGTGCAGTTGATACTGGTACTTTCCAACCAAAAATTGGCTTCAAGACTCGTTACG